GGTAGTTGAGTCCACAAGGTCATCATGATCTCCATACGGAAATGCAGCGCACTCTTCCATGACATCATCTGCAAATTTCTGCTCCGGAGCCCATATCATACCAGATTCAAAGAGAGGTGCAACTGAATTCACACGTGCATGCTTATCGTTTCCACGTGAAGGTGTGAAGTTTACAACGGGTATATCCATCTGTCTAAGCTCGTATGTCAGTGGTAAACCACTAGCTTTAGCTTCAACTATAACCGAATCAGGTTGCCAATACGTATATTGTTCAAGGGCCAAGCGCCTTAGTTCAGGAAACTCGTATCGTCCTTTAATTGCATCTAATAATATTAAATTAGCTGGTTGGTCTTCATCTGGATAGAATATACCCCAAGTGGTAATAGCACTATAGTCTGCAGTTTCTTTTTTCAAAAA